TTGTAGTTTTCTTATCCAACAACAACTCTTTTATTCTTTTTAGATTTTTTACAATCTCTTCATCATACATAATAAAGTCATTCATTAATAACATCTCCTTGTTTAAAAAATTTTAGAGTTTAACCTATACTACTCTAAAGGTGTTGCAATGATGGCTATGGGCATTTCTCCCCATTATTTAAACATATGTACAGCGCACCATCAATATAAAGTGTATGCCAAAGTTATGCAAATAGACGTATATATAGTAGTGTAATCTGTAAGCACTCAAGGCATTATAATTGAGTCTATATCCCTGTACTTGTATACGTACTTATATACATATATACATAAATAATAATAATAACATACAATAAAAATAATAAATAGGTTGTGGGAGTTACTATAATTCACTCCCATCCTATTACTTTAGAGTCCTAAGCTGCCAAGCTATTTGACCCCACTTTTTAGCATTATATCTATCGTTGTTCATCTGAGATTGCGTCTCAAACAACTTAGCTTCGGCTGCTAAATCTTTAGACTTCCTACGCTTGGTTGCAAGAGGTAATCCTCTCAATTGAACTATGGCTTCAGCCATAAAGATATCTGCATCCATATCCATGACATCTGATAGTTTGTCATCGTATGTTACTTTAGGTTCAGACACATTAGGTGTCTCATTATTGTCTCTATTTAATATAGACATGATATTCTCCTTATATTATTCATAAATTAATTAATAAATAAAAATAGAAAATAACGAAAATTCCTAAATGGAAAATCCCCCGATAGGGGGGTGGTATAGTAAATAAGACTATATATCAAAATCCTACAATTTTTTTGGGTAACAACTTGGTCATCGCTTGACATTGGTTTGACTTATGGTTAGATTCTGGGCGGTGGTTGGGTAAAGGATTATAATAATGTGTAGTAGAAAGAAAAATAATTATGGCAGAAGAATATAAATTTCTAAGTAGATTAACTTTAGATGAGCAAGAAGACATATTGCGTACTATGTCTCAATCATATTATCCCATACAAATTAACGATAGAGTCTATATGATACCTGAAGAGGTCAATGACCTTATAGATAGATTAGTACAAAGATTAGAACGTAACGGACATCAAGTAAACATAGGAGATATAGTTGGAGAAGCAGACAATTAAAGGAGTACCTCACTATGTATATGATACATATGAGGAGTTTAAAGAAAATTGCCCTAGTGAAGAAATTCACGATAATTGGAGAACTGGTAATGAGGGAGATTGGGTATGGTCTGATGATGGTAGGATTGTTCAATTATTAAAAGTAAGTAAAAATGTAAATCACCCAGGCGACAGAAAGAATTATAAATACGCTAATGGATGGGTAAGAACTGTTGTAGGTAGTTTTTTAAATAGACATACAGTTAAAATGGATACAGATTTTTCACAACATCCAAATAGATATACATTTAGTAAAACAATTAAAGATACAAGTAAACGAGTAAAAGAACGAACTAAAGTAACAAATAAAGAAAAACAATTTGCTACTAACATCGTTGTAGGTATGGGTGCTGTAAAAGCATATAAAAAAGCATACAACGAAATGTCAGATAACAAAGCTGGTAAAAAAGCAGCTATATTACTTAAACAGGAAAGAGTTATGAAAGAAATAGAAAAGTCAGTATTAGACGTTGCAAAGACGTTAGGTATAGACCACGAGTATATATTAGGTAAACTTAAACATCTTGCTGATTATAGTGAAGATGATAATATTATATTACAATCTACAAAAGAACTAGGTAAGATTGTTGGAACATCTGGTAGTAATGTAAAGCAAATAGAAACTGGTATAGTAGGAATGTTTCAAGGATTTGGTTCAGAAGATTTACAAATAGCAGAAAGAAAAAAAGAACTTAAACCAATAGAGGGAGAATAATATGTTAATGAAAGACGATGCTGGTAATATCGTTGGATGCGATAAATGCGGTTCAAGAAGTATTAAAAAAGATGGATGGCAATATTGGAAAGCAGGTAAAAAAAGACAACGATGGCAATGTAAAGCATGCGGTAAAAAAATGCTTAATCCTAAGATTATTGAAAAGTCTCCGTTTGAAGCGCAAGACTTAGATGTTGATTTTATTCCAATAGACGATATAATAAAACATCGTAAAAAACAATTTAAACAAAAACTAAAAGCTAAAAAGTCTAGAGGATTAATAAATATTAAAATTAATCAAATGGGACCTATAGGTATACTTCATTTTGGAGACCCTCATGTAGATGACGATGGTACAGATTTAGCAGAAATATATTCATTATGCAATCTAATAAATGAAACAGATGGATTGTTTGGGGGTAACTTAGGAGACATACAAAACAATTGGATAGGCAGACTTCAAGCATTATACGGACAACAATCTACATCTGCAAAAGAATCATGGAGACTTACAGAACATTTTGTTAATCAAGTAGAATGGTTATACTTAGTAGCAGGTAATCATGATGTATGGAGTGGTGATGGCGACCCACTAGAATTTATTATGAGAGAACATAGTGGAGTATATGAACAATGGGGAGCAAGACTTAACCTTATATTTCCTAATGGTAAAGAGATTCGTGTTAATGCTCGTCATATGTTTAAGGGCAACTCAATGTGGAATACTGCTCATGGTGTAGCTAAAGCTGCTCAGATGGGTTGGAAAGACCATATACTTACTTGTGGACATACTCATGTATCAGGTTATCAAGTATTAAAAGATGCAGCTAGTGGACTTATAAGTCATGCAATACAAGTAGCATCATTTAAAATAATGGATAGTTATGCAGACAAACTTGGATTAGATGATAAAAATATATTTAATGCACCAGTTACAATTATTGACCCTTACTATGAAGATGATGATAATAGATTAATTACTACTATATTTAATCCATACGAAGGTGCTAAGTTTTTAGAATACAAAAGAGAACAATGGAAAAAGTCGAAACAGAAATAATACTTATACCATTTCTTGCATATTGGGGATTAGCTAATAAAGGCCCTAATCAACATTCACATCATCAAAGTGGTAGTAAGTCTCAAAGTTACGACCAATGGAAGTTTATAATAGATGGCAAATATAAATACACAGAACGTAAGCGAAGCTGAAGAAGCTCTAAAACTTGCATACACAGATTTAATAGCTTTTGGTAAGTTATTCTTACCTGATGATTTTTTACGAAGCGAAACACCATTCTTTCACTATGAAGTTGCTGATGCAATTGATGATAAAGAAAACAAACAAACTGCCATTATTATTCCTAGAGGTCATGGTAAAACCGTATTAACTAAAGCATCTATGTTAAAAGATTTTGTCTTTTGTAAAGATGATTTCTTATTCTATGCTTGGGTATCTGCTACACAAAAACTTAGTGTAGGTAATATGGATTACATTAGACACCACCTTGAATTTAATGATAGATTAAAATACTATTTTGGAAATTTAAAAGGAAAAAAATGGACAGAGGAAGATATAGAGTTAAGTAATGGATGTAAACTTATTAGTAAAAGCAATGTCGCAGGAATCAGAGGTGGAGCAAAACTACACAAAAGATACGACCTCATTGTACTTGATGACTTCGAGCATGAAGCAAACACAATTACGCAGGAAGCAAGAGATAAGAATGCTAATCTTGTTACTGCTGTTATCTATCCCGCTATTGAGCCTCACACTGGTCGTCTTCGTGTTAATGGCACTCCTGTACATTATGATTCATTTATTAACAATCTTCTTAATAGTTATGCGAAAGCTCAAAAAGAAAACAAAGAGTTTGCTTGGAAAGTTATTACATATAAAGCATTATTAGATAACGAAACACCATTATGGGCATCTTTCTTTACTAAAAAGAAATTAGAAGAAAAGAAAAAATTCTATGCAGATAGTGGTATGCCACAAAAGTTCTATCAAGAATATATGATGGAAGTACAATCTGAAGAAGATGCTATATGGAAAAGAGACCATATTAGATATTGGAATGGATACTTTAAAAATGAAGATGGTGTTAATTATATTGTAAAAGATGGAGATGATATACCAGTTAATACATTTATTGGATGCGACCCTGCTACAGACATTGATACTAAACATGCTGACTATAGCGTTATAACTGTTATTGC